AGGTTGCCGTTTCATTAGTAAATGAAGTCCTCAAGTCTAGAATCCAACAAGACGCCCAAGATCTCAGGTATATGCCAAGGACAATAAATCGTCTTCCAATATGAATGGATTTGATGTCTTCAAGACATACCAAGCAATCAAACTGCATTTCACTAGCCCAACATACAACTACTTTGTATACAACGGCAAAACTAATGCAACACTTGATTCGTTTGAGCGCCGCCGCGACAAGTTCATGTTTCATAAGTTAGCACGCAAATATGACGAGCAAGAGCTGGTGTATTTTCTAGTTGCTAATTTCGTTGAAGACAATCACAAGTGGACTAAAGATCTGCTTGGAAACGAAGCAACTGAGTCTTATATGAAGTGGAAGAAAACAACTGAAAGCATCAGCTTTCAGTTTCAGAATGATATACAAAAGTTGCTTGAAGAAGATAATTCACCAAAGGCATTCAATCAATTGTTTGTTGTATCTGAAGGTTCCTATCCGATACTTCTTGAAAAACTAATGCAGAAAGAAATTAAGTTCGAGACTGTTACCATTCTTAACAGTATCATGAACTTTACCAAAATTTGGGACAAGCAAATCAATGATGATATTGTTTATCCCAAAATATCACTGAGGATTCGCAAGTACAGCGCATTCCTTAGTGTTGATGTGAATAAGTATAAAAACATTTTACTTTCGCTGATGAATGCTATATAATAGTATCGTTATGTGAAAGTGGATAACTTAGCATACAATCATACTACGCAATACGGAGAACTATACATGAATATTTCAGCACTCAAAAAGAACAACTCACTTGATAAACTCAAGTCCGCAATGGAATCGGCTGGTAAAACCAACAGCGGCGGTTCCTCCTCCAAAGACGATCGCTTCTGGCAACCCGATGTAGACAAAGCTGGTAACGGATATGCAGTCATTCGTTTCCTTGACTCGCCCGCTGCCGATGGCGAAGATGGCCTGCCTTGGGTGCAAGTCTGGTCCCATGGATTCCAAGGCCCAGGTGGCTGGTACATTGAGAACTCACTGACGACGATTGGCCAGACTGATCCCGTCAGCGAACTCAATACCAAACTCTGGAACTCTGGTATCGAAGCCAACAAAGAAGTTGCACGTAAGCAAAAGCGTAAGCTGACTTACATCTCCAACATTCTTATTGTCTCTGATCCGAAGCATCCTGAGAACGAAGGTAAAGTCTTCCTCTACAAGTTTGGTAAGAAAATCTTCGACAAGATTCAGGAGAAGCTGAATCCGCAGTTTGAAGATGAGAAGCCGCTGAACCCGTTTGACTTCTGGAAGGGCGCAAACTTCAAAGTCAAGATTCGTCAGGTTGAGGGCTATCGTAACTATGACAAGTCTGAGTTTGATGTTCAGTCTGGTCTGTTCGATGGTGAAGATGCCAAGATCGAAAAGGTTTGGAAGTCTGCTTATTCTCTCAAAGAGTTTCTTGCTCCCAAGAACTTCAAGAGCTATGATGAGCTGAAGGCCAAACTCGATCGCGTCCTTGGTGCGGGTGGCGCTGCAGCCAAGGCCGCGCCGAAGATTGAGGATGACTCTGCTCCCTGGGATGAACCGAAGGCGAGTAAGCCCAGAGTGACTGCCGAATCAATCAGTGTATCTGATGATGACGATGAGCTGTCATACTTCAAAGGCCTCGTTGACGATTGAGGATCATTATATGAGAGCAGACACAACTTTTAATTTATTTTTTCGCCATGATAACGATGTTCAAAGTATTGATTCTCTAGAATCAGAAAATGACATAGATCAGTACTGGGTTTCTCAGCGAGATTTGCATGACATCGGTGGTTGGGAAATGCGATATGAATATGAACAAGTTGTGATCAATCACATAATCCAAACTCATAATATCAAAAGTATTTTAGAGTTGGGATGTGGTCCTGGTGGACTGGCTGATAAAATTTTAACAGCATCGCCAGATTTAATGTACCATATGGTAGATGGTAAAAGTGCTGAGATTGAACATTCTAGCAGAAAGAACAAAGGTAAATTTTTCGTAAGGGATTTGAAAGATTCTTTTGACTATTCTGGCCTGGAATCTAATTATGATCTAATCATAACAAATGATTTTTTGGAGCACATTACAAATCCATCTTTGATACTATCTACGATACATAAAAAATTAACTGGGTCGAATTCATACTATTTCTGCAGTTCGCCGAACTGGAGAACACGACATGGATTCTACTACCCAGGGCTATTTGATTATGATAATTTAATTAAGTTTTTCTTGATCCACAAATTCGAATTGATTACACAGTTCCCCTCGTGGTCAACACGTGTGCCGATTCGAACGGAGAGATTAGATAGTGAACAGACAGTTGCAGAAGATAAACTATATGATTGGAATTATTATTTGCTGTTTAAAAAGATTTGATTGATTCTGGGGGACGCAAGTCCCCCTTTTATATTGTCCCCACGGTTGTAAATGCAGTTGGGTGTGAGAAGTCTTTGGCTATTGCTCTTCCAAACGAACTTTCTGCTGATCTTGGTTTTGCTGGTGGCAATGAAGATCCTCCCATCGGAGGTGAGCTTGATTTGCCTTGTTGCACAGTGGTATTGTTGACTACAACTGGCGCAGCAGACTCCGTTTTCGCAGCATCTAATGCTTTGGATCCATTATCAATCTCTGCTCCTGATTTACTTTGTACTGGTGCTACTGCAGCTGTTTGAGAAGGTATCACCATGCCCTTGTTACTTTCAGAACCAGATTGAGAAGGAATAACCATACCTTTATTACTTTCGGTGCCCGACTGAGAAGGTATCACCATGCCCTTGTTACTTTCAGAACCAGATTGAGAAGGAATAGCCATTCCTCTCTTACCTTCAGACCCAGAACCAGCATGCCCCTCAAATCCCCAATATGGATCTTCAGCTATTGGAGTTCCAGGTTTTGCTTGCACTGTTGTTGCGCCATTAGTAATAGTCAGGTTTGATTCTTGAGACATCATTCCAGGAGCTGTGGGTGTGGCTGCAGCGGCATCTCCAGACTGCGATGGAATAACCATCCCAGCATTGCTTTCAGACCCAGACTGCGATGGAATAACTCCTCCTCTCTTTTCTGACATAGCGATAGAATCATCTCCAGCCTTTCTCATCAGACCAACTATTTTTGGTGCTCTATTCCCAACTTGGGTATACCATTTACTTTGTTCTAAGTCGCTGGCCACACCCTCAAAATCACCCGCTTCTAATTTTTTAGCTGTATTCGGCCACTTCTTAATCCAATGCGGCCCCATATTAAATGTTAAATCAGTCAATGCTGCTTTACCAGCAATATTCATTTTATTAAATCCAGGTATATTTTCTGCAGCTCTTCTGTGCTCTTCATAATCTTTTTCGAATAATCCAAGCACCTCACTCTCGGTAAACTGGCGATCCCATGCTGGTGGTAATGAAGTCCCATTTCCGATTAAGTGCCCAACACCAACAGTCCATAATCCTCTGCTATCTTTGTATGGTCTGTATCGCACGCCTTCGTGGCCTATGATCATTTTTTTAATATCTTCTTCGCTGCTTGGTATTGAAACTGAACCACCGCTTAATACATCAGTGCTGCCTTTCGGTTTAGGAATACCTTCTTCTCCTGCTGCTTCTCCCCCAGTAGCCTCTTCACCAAATCCAAAAAATGATTTTACTGCAGATACACTAGTTGCAAATATACCCTTTTCTTGTGGGGGGGTTGCGGTAGAGGTGGACTCATCTACCTTCATTTTGTCTTTTTTCGCATCTTCAAATGGCTTCACTTTATATTTTTTGTCTATCTTATCAAGATCACCACCAGCTTTTTGTTTTATCTTTTCAAGCTCTGGTTCTTGGCCTTCAAACGGTACAATTGGGCCTGGAGAATAACTGAATCCAATATTTTTTCCATTTTCTTGTATTAATTGAAATCTGTTTGGATCTTCATTGAAGTTGCCCAATAACGTGTACTGTTTTAGATAAGCAGTTATTTGATCTTGCTCTTCTGATGGAAGATCTTTTAACTTATCAATGCTTTGAAATGATTCTTCGACATCGCCCACTGCACTGAATTCTTGCCACAGCGTATATAATTCCCAAGCAAGAGAAAGGCTACCAACAATTGTGAGTATTGAACCAACCCAACCAGCAAGTGGAACAACTGCCATTCCTGCTGCTGCAGCTAATCTTGCTCCAACTTTTGCAAATAATTTTGGAGATCTTCTCTTCACAAAATTTAAGAACAGTTTCCATCTTGTGGCTGCGGCACCAGTGGCGTTAGCACCAGTGGCTGCGGCTCCAGCACCAGCGGCACCAGTGGCAGCGGCTCCAGCACCAGCGGCACCAGTGGCAGTTGCAACTGCAGTTCCTGCCGCTCGAGCGACAACTGTTCCAGCTGTTCTTGTAGCTGCGCCCGCACCTGTTCCAGCTCCTGGTGTAACTGGAGGTCTTGGTGTTGGTCTTGGTGGTCTGGATCTTGTTCTTCCTGCTCTCCCTCTTCGCCTCCCCCCCAAACTCACACCAAACATTCCACCACCAGAATTATCGGCAGATTGCTCGATAGCATCGTTTTGTTTTTCGAGAAGTTTAAATACCTTCTCAAAATTATCATTCATATCCTTCTTAAGCAGAAGTATCGGATCTTTCTTAAACTCTTCTGTGAAATTTTTTTCTTTTGGATCAGTGAATTTGCTAACTTTGCCTTTCTCGGGCAAACTTTTACTTAACAAAGATGCCTGCATAACAGCAGACTTCATATATTCCTTTGATATTTTTTTGACTGATAATTTTCCGCTGTCAGATATGCCTCGAAATTGTTCACCAGCAGGTGCAAGCGGATCATATTGTATCACATTTATAGATTTACCGCCCTCTTCTTTGGCATTAATGATCTTAGGTGAGACTCTTTCTGCAATATAGTCTAGTTTCTGATCTATAGAAATTATAGATTTGCCAAGCGCATCAATTTTTTTTAATATCTCTGCGCTCTGTTTCAACACATATGGTTTATCGACTGGCTCTTTTTTCTTAGGTTCTTTTGGTTCTTTTTTTACTTCTTCTTTCTTCATGCCAAGAGATTCTTTGGCAGCATCAATCTCCTCTTTTGTTGCGCTACGATCAAACAAAGAACCAAGTATTTCACCTAGATTCTCAAATCCAGCACCCTTGAAAAACTCGCCAACATTACCAACCCTTCCACTTTCTGCTATAGAAGCTGCTTTACCCTTTTCGGAATATTCTTGAATACCAGCTTTCAGCGCAGAAAGTGTTGTGCCTCCTCCAGCTTTGGAAGACCGAAACTTATCAGATGCAAATTGAAGAGCGTTCTTCGCGCCCTTTAATTTGCTTGGCTTCTTTGATTTTTTGTTTTCTTTTAGTGCCATTTATTTTCTTCTTTGCATCTGTTGCAGTTTTATTCGCTCGTTTTCCTCTTTAATATAGTTGTTCAACAAAAGCACATAGATCTGTCTTTCCCAAGCAAGCATACTTTCCAAATCAGCATACGAATACTTATGATGTTGCATCATAGCAAAATTCGTTCTCATATAATTTTCCAAAGTATCATGACCAAAGATTAGGTAAAAAAACTGTAGATGTTCTCCACTATTAGTTCGTGTTGATACTTACACTTCTCGCATTCAATCTTATCTTCGATCACAACTCTTGGTGAGGTTGTAAAGAAATTTCTTATTGCTTCGATGTGATCTACGCTAAGGCTATTCAGGAAATCTTCTAACTCTTCATCATCAATATCTTTTCGATAGTAAATCGATTCTTCGTCATAAATGTAATCTAGATTCTCGCAAAACACACCAAGTGTTGTTTGATAGAAATCATTGTATGAACTTATGTCGATATTAATTGTCGGATACTTGAATACCATTCCAACTTTATCTGTAATCTTGACTTTATTACTATGCCCTTCTGGCACTTCGTATGAGATCTTAGAAAGATCAATGGAATACTCTGTGACATGATTACATGTTTCATTTTCAACTTTGTTCTTACAGGTGAATGAGAGTTTGGCATTTTCACCTATTGATTTTGCGCGGAGGTAGATAAAGAACATCTCAATATCAAAAAGAGGAAGCGCATCAACATCAATTTCTTCAAGACAACAATTCTTTATAATTTGTTTGATTGCTATCTTAACATCGTCTGGTGATTCTGATTCTTTTGCGATAAGAAGTATCTTTTCTTCTCTAACCAAAAATGGGCGAAACTTCACCTTTCTGTTCAAAGATCTCAGATATATCTCATGAATTGGATAGTCAATTTTTGGCAATGGCATAAATTACGCTCTCCTTTCTACTTTAGAAGTCGGAACATTCCAATATCTATACTTAAATGTTACATTTAGTCGGTTTATATTATCATCACTCCAAGAAAGCGCGATCGGATCAATAGAAGATGGAAATGCTTCTTGGAATATCGCAGTGTACGCTGTTTCCCCAGTTGAAGAATATTGTCTAACCTCAATAGTAGAGACATATTCTATTCTGTATCTTGGCATGAAATCTGTTTTTGGCATTATGTATTCTTGCCATGCATCAAAAAAACGCTTTTCCCAAAGATCGCCAGCACATATAAATGTCAACCTAAGATCTTGAAAAGATGGTCGAGCTGCAACGGCATACGGCGCACCATATATTCTACCATCGATAGTATCAAAGTTATATCCAGGAAGCTCTGCTGTTTCGCATTGAAACACTAAACCAGAAGGATTTGGTAATACTGTTAACAAAGAGTCAGGAAGAAAGATACTAACGTCAAATCGACAAGCCTTAGAAAAATCTCTATGATTAGCATAATGCGATAGGAAGTTATCGACGTATGACATTATCTTCTGTACACCATTTTTGCGCTTGGGAGGAATATTGCTGTATCCCAACTATCTGGTTCAATATAGATCATTGAAGATCTTATGTGCGAGTACAGATAGCGTTTGATACAGGGCTGAATTACACTATATCTCCTTGATGAGTTTAGCACATCATAGGATAACTTGAACCTTGTTGTGTCGTCATATTTAGTGTTATTG